CGAAAAATCTGTTAAAAAACTTAAAGAAAACAATAAAAAACTTCGTGAGCAAAACAAAAAATATAAGAACATGCTTGTGCAGGTGAAAGAAAAACTTGAAGAAGTAAACCTTTCAAATGCCAAGTTGTTGTACACGAATCGTGTATTGGGTAGCACCTCCCTGAATGAGCGGCAAAAAACTAAAATTGTCGAAACCCTGTCTAATGTCGATTCAGTTGAAGAAGCCAGAGTTATTTACGAGACTCTTCAAAGCGCAGTGGGAAGTTCGCGAAAGCGCACTCCGCAATCACTGAGCGAAGCCGTTAAACGAAATTCTTCAACAACTATTCCTCATAGAAAAGAGGAAAACAAAAGTAATCCACATAGAGATAGGTGGAAGACTTTAGCAGGTATTAAATAATTTATAAGGAGGATTTAAAAAATGTCTGTATTAGATAAATTAACTGAAGGCATGGTTAATCGTGACCTCCAGAAGGAAGGTGCTGCTCTACTTGATAAGTGGGAAAAGACTGGACTTCTTGAAGGAATCAATAACGATGCCACGCGACAGAGCATGTCTCGTCTTCTAGAGAACCAGGCCAGAGAGCTTCTTCGCGAAGCTTCTTCAATGGAAGCTGGTAATGTAGAAGGCTTTGCTGCTGTTGCGTTTCCAATTGTACGCCGTGTATTCGGCTCTCTTATTGCAAATGACCTTGTGTCAGTGCAACCAATGAGTCTCCCTTCGGGTCTCATTTTCTTTCTAGACTTTTCGCATAATTTGAAAGATCATCTTGGACTTTCACTCTCCACTCATGGCGATGAAATGTCACTTTATGGCGGCGGAAAGTTAGGTCAACAACTTACTGGTGGTGTTGACCTGACCGGTGTTAATGTAGAGCTTGGGCCCTACTCACTTAACAACGGTTATTCTTCACCTACGGCTTCAAATGCTGATGTCACAATCACTGCAGTTTGTTCCGGCACCTTCGGTGGTGCGCAGGTAAGTTCTGGCGATACCTTTGCCGGCCTTCATGTTCAAACTCAAGCTGATTTTGATAAGCTTTGTCGTTTTGATCCTGATTTTACGTCAGGAACAACTAGTATTGCTGTTGCAACAGTCGACATTAGTAACCTTGACGATGTTAACAAGAACAATCTTCAAGGGATTACGATTACAACGACTTCAGGTACTCTGGGAAATAGTGTCAAACAAGTTCGTCGTTTGACACAGTTCTCTGGTTCAAGCAGAACAGTTGTTTTTCTCTATGCCGCATCTGATTCCGATGACCCGAGCGTTGTTAACACGGCGCTAGGTGCCAATGACTCATTATCATTTACGTATCCTACTGCTGATGATTTTGGTGGTTCTGCAGCTGCAGCAAGTGCGGACTCCATTGGTGTCGTCGTTGGCCAGTCCGAATGGGCACTGGAAAACGATACTGGCATCCCTGAGATCGATATCAAAGTTGATAGTGTCTCCGTTACGGCACAAACCAAGAAACTGAAGGCCAAATGGACTCCGGAGCTTGGTCAAGACCTTAACGCCTATCACAATCTTGATGCCGAAGTAGAGCTTACTGGTATTCTTTCTGAGCAAATTGCTCTAGAACTTGATCGTGAGATTCTCGAGGATCTTGTTAAGGGTGCCACTGCTAGTACTTTGTATTGGTCTCGTCGACCAGGTAAATTCCTTGATCGCACAACTGGCGCTCCAATTAGCACTCTCTCCAATGAGAGTCTTCTTGGTGCTGACTTCACTGGCACAGTGTCTGAATGGTATGAGACTCTTTGCGAAACCATCAATGATGTTTCCGCTCAGATTCACCGTAAGACGCTTCGTGGTGGAGCCAACTTTGTAGTTTGCAGCCCTGAGGTTGCTAATATCCTTGAGTTCACAGCCGGCTTCCGCGCTGATGTAACAGGGGATTACGACAGAGGCTCAGTTGGTGCTGTCAAAACTGGTAGTCTGAGCAAGAAATGGGATATCTACGTAGATCCTTACTTCCCCAGGAACGTTGTTCTTGTTGGTCGTAAGGGTAGTTCGTTCCTTGAGAGCGGCTATGTATATGCTCCTTACGTGCCTCTCCAGGTAACGCCTACTATCTTTGGTATTGAAGACTTCGTGCCCCGTAAGGGTGTCATGACTCGCTATGCTAAAAAGATGGTACGTCCTGATATGTACGGTCTTGTAGTAGTTGCTGACCTTCACGGTTAATATTTAAATTAACCTTTTTATTGAAAACCCCAGTTTGGCTTCGGTTGAACTGGGGTTTTCTTTTTTCTAAAACTAATTAAGGTAGTAATAGGAGTGTATATGAATGGCTGTCCCTACTCTTTCGCCTTCAAGTTCTGTAAGCGCAATTACGCTCCCAGCGACGGCAAGTTTGTCAGATATCACGACAACAACTTTACCATTTAACATATATAATGATACAGACTCTGTATTATATTCAGATGATTTTATAACCGGTGCGGTTGATCAGGTTGCTTATACATATAAAAAACTTGGCGGAGACGTATTAGATATAGAAATAACTAAAGAAAATGTATTTGCCTCTTATGAGGAGTCTGTTTTAGAATACTCATATATTGTCAATATACATCAAGCAAAAAACGTGTTAGGCGATATGCTTGGAAACACAACTGGAACTTTTGATCACGATGGACTTCTTGTTGGCGAGGGAGTTTTAACTTCTAGTTTAGGAACTGGTCCTGACGCTGAAGAAGTTGCCCTCAAATATCCAAGTGTGAGATTTGAATATGCAAAAAGAGTTGGATTAGGAGTCGGGGCCGCAGTAGGAGTCGGTGGAGACGAAATAGAATATTCAGCTTCGTTTGATACTGAAGATAAAAAGCAGGATTATGATTTACAAACTATTATCTATTCCGGCTCTATAGATTCAAGTAATTCAGACTTGCCATATTATAACAAATTAGATAAAAGTAAAATCACAGTTAAACAAGTATATTATAAAACCCCACAAGCTATATGGAGGTTTTATGGTTATTATGGCGGATTAAATACAGTTGGGAATCTTCAGACATACGGTCAATGGGCAGATGATTCACAGTTTCAAATTGTTCCGGTCTATCAAAATAAACAACAAGCCCAAATGTTTGAAGATTCAATTTATACAAGGAACTCTCATTATTCTTTTGAATTAAAAAATAATAAATTAAGATTATTCCCAGCGTCAACTACAGTGGCCCCTTCGAAAATGTGGGTCAAATTTACAGTCAGAAGAGACGCGTGGGAAGAGGACGATGATCGTTCTATTGGTTCAGATGGTGTAAATAATATGAACACTTTGCCATTCGCCAATATTCCATATAGAAATATTAATTCGATTGGTAAACAATGGATTAGAAGATTTGCTCTTTCGCTATCAAAAGAAACTTTAGGGCAGATTAGAGGCAAATTTGGCACCATACCTATACCAGGAGAATCAGTTTCTTTGAATGGGGAGGCTCTGATTACTCAATCTAAAGAAGAACAGGATAAGTTGAGAGAGGAGCTGAAAACAGTTCTAGACGAATTAACTTATGCGAAATTGGCAGAAAAAGATGCAGCAATAGCTGATTCTGTTAATAAAGTTCAGGAAAGGATACCTCTTCCTGTTTTCACAGGATAAATAAAATATGTCTAGATGGGAACAGCCAACACAGCCACCGCCACCACTTTTTATTGGAAAGAAAGAAAGGGATCTGGTTAAACAAGTTAATGACGAATTAATTGAACGCGTCATTGGTCAACAAGTATTATATTATCCTATTAGTTTGGATCATACAAATTTCCATTCAACTTATGGAGAGGCAATTAATAAAACTTTCCTCCCACCAGTTCGTGTTTACGCTTTAGTTGAGTGGGAGGGGATGCAAACAGAGTTTATGAACAAGGTCGCAATTGATAAAAATGCATCTATAATAATTCATTTTCATAAAAGAAGATTAACTGAGGATCAAGATCTTGTTGTCCGTGTTGGAGACTTTGTTTTATATGGAGATATTCATTTTGAAATTGTTTCTTTGAGCGAACCCAAACAACTATTTGGACAGATCGATCATCGTTTTGAAATTTCAGCTAAATGTATCCGCGCCCGCGAGGGATTATTCGATGCCACCTAAATATGACCATACAGGAGTTGAAGACACAAACGTTATTGAAGAAATAGTGGTGATGCCATCAACTTTAGAAACAATCGATGAGGCGTTCTTTCAGCACGTTAAAAAAGAACTTGATGTCCACACAACAACAAGAAATGGATTTGAAAAAGTTCCTGTATTGTGGATGACAGCCGAAAGATCTTATCAGATTAAAAATGATCAAAACTTAAGAGATAAAAATGGTTCACTAATATTACCAATTATGACAATTGAAAGGTCCTCTATTGAAAAAAATCCAGCAAATAAAGGTATATTTTTTGCTAACATTCCTCCGAATAAGGATGTGAAAGGTGGCTCAGTTGTTATAGCGAGAAGAATTAAACAAGATAAAACAAATATTTTTGCATCAGCGGACACTTATCGCTTATTTGGTCAACTGAACTATCCATTCAAAAACAAAAAAGTTGTTTATCAAACAGTGTCGGTTCCGATGCCTGTCTATGTAACAATAAATTATTCAATAACGTTGAGGACAGAATATCAACAACAAATGAATGACTTAATTACCCCATTCATAACCAATACTGGTGGAATTAATTATTTTGTATTTAAAAAAGATGGCCACACTTATGAGGCATTCATTGAACAAGAATTCGCACAAGAGAACAACATCTCTTCTTTAGAAGAGGCAGAAAAAATGTATCAAACAACTATCAATATTAAAGTTTTAGGGCATCTAATTGGCGAGGACATAAATCAAGACCAACCAAAAATTGTTGTTCGTGAGAATGCAGTTAGTATTAAAATACCAAGAGAAAGGGTTATTATGGGAGACGAACCGGACAGCGATGATGATGCATTTTATAAAAGTTAATAATGGATTTTCAGGGAATGAATTACTATTTATTAAAGAAATCACTATCATATCTGCCACATAGGAGAACGAAGTATGTCTGTAAAGAAGTTTAAATTTGTATCACCCGGAATCTTCATTAATGAAATTGATAAGTCAATTCTTGATGTGGAGCCGGGGACAATTGGTCCATTGGTTATCGGACGTTCTGAAAAGGGTCCTGCGGGAACTCCAATTAAAGTTCGTTCTTATGCTGAATTTGTTGAAATTTTTGGAGAACCGGTTCCCGGCGTTCAACAAGGGGATGTTTTTAGAGATGGAAATAGACTCGCACCAACTTACGCTTCTTATGCTGCAAAGGCTTGGCTTGCAAACAACAGCCCTCTTACATTTGTTAGACTTTTGGGCGAACAACATACTAGCGCCACGGCAGGCACCGGTGAAGCTGGCTGGGGTGCAAATAGCAGCACCGCTCAAACAAGCGGTATTGTTAACTTGATTCAAAATCAATCCTCGAGGGACACCGACGCCGTACTGAATAATGGTACAACTTTTGGAAATAACGGCGGCGGCGCTTATGCCCTTTGGCTTTTCGATGGTTCTCAACAAATTGAGACGACGGGGGAGTGCGATACCTACGCCACCGGCGCGCTGGGTGCTATATTTTATTGTAATGCCGACACGACAATTGCCCTTTCTGGAACGTTTGATTTTGATAATGTCGTGCCGACACAAACTACCGCTTCGCAAGCAGCAACAATTGGAACAAGTTCAAACGGAACTCTTTCGATTCTTATCGGAACTCCGGACAATATCGCATCAGCTAGTGCAGCAACAGGAACTGAAGAAGATTCAGGCGCCACAAAAATAGATTTTAATTTTACTCGCGGCTCTGATTCTTTCATTCGAAAAGTTTTCAACACAAATCCAACTTTGACAAATACAGCGATTACAGTAACTGCAAGCAAAGGATATTTTCTTGGTGAATCATATGAAGGTTGGGTAGAAGATAAGATTGGGGGTTGGAGCAAGGTAACTCACGGATTGCTTATGGGCTTAAGATCTCGCGAGGATACTCCAAAAGATGGTGCAGATTTCCGTTACGGAAGAAAGAATGCTTACACAGGTTGGTATATTTCTCAAGATACTGGAGATAAATCCAACTACGATATTGAAGCAACACAAAAGCTTTTCCGCTTCATTTCTCTCGATCAGGGCGAGTGGACACAAAATAACATTAAAATTGCTATTGAAGATATTAAATTTCCAACAGACAAATATAATAAATATACGACATTTTCAGTTGTGATTAGGCACCTTAGAGATCGAGATGCTTCTACACAGGTTATTGAAGTGTTCAAAGGTTTAAATCTTAATCCTAATTCTCAAAATTATATTAAAAGAAGAATTGGTGACAAATATTATAAATGGAACACCACTGAGGAAAGATATAGAGAATATGGCGAATATGCAAATATATCAAAATATATTCGTGTAGACATGGACGAAAGCGTTGATCTCGGCTCAGTTGGCGAAGGTCTTGCTCCTTTTGGCGTCTTTGGGCCTTATCGCTTTTACAATGCATTAACTGTTACCGGTAGTGCGCTCACCGGCGCGCCAGCAGAATATGATAAAGACTCCGACGACGCGAACTTAACTCAATATCATATGATTGTTGGAGATGAAAAAGTTGGTATTCCAGTCGCTACTACTGTTTTGTTTACATCTTCTATGAATGTTACAGTCGGCGCAGGCACACGCGGCGCCGCTACGGGCTACGTCACGCATGGCGTCGCGAAAGCGGCAATGTCCTCTTCTTTCCATTTCCCGGAACTTGCTTTAAGAAGTTCTTCTTTGACCGGAGATATTGATGATCCAAGAAAAGCTTACTGGGGAGTTAGGACTGAAAGATCAGGATCTAGAATCTTTGACGACAGCATTCTAGACGTCGTTCGCGCGATGCCAGCCGAACTGGATAGCGCAAGAGACGGTTCGACCCATACTAATGTTTCATGGGTTTTCTCTCTTGACGATCTTAAAGACGAAGGCGCGGCTCTTGGAGTTGCTTATGAATCTGGAAGCCGCGTAGCTGGAACAAGTTATACCGCTGAAAACAGTGCTAAGAAACTTGTTAACGAGAAAAAGTGGAATCGCTTTACAACTCTTTTTCACGGCGGATTTGATGGTTTCGATATTACAGAAAAAGAACCACTTCGAAATGAAAAACTTGATGATGCTACAGAGCTTGGCAATTATACATATAACACTGTCAAGAGAGCAATCCAATCAATTAGAGACGCAGACATGATAGAATATAATATTGCTACAGTTCCCGGTATGTCAAATGCAACTCTTACAAAACTTCTTGTAGATCAGTGTGAAGATCGCGGCGACGCCCTTGCAATTATTGATCTCGAGAACAATGGGACTGGAACTGGCATGTATCAGCCAAATACAGAAAATAATTCAACAGAAATAACTCGTATTGATAATCAGAATATTGACACTGTTCGCACCAATCTTGAAAATAGAGAAATTAATTCAAGCTATGGTTGTACGTATTATCCATGGGTTCAAATTAGAGATGAAAGTTCAGCTGTTATTCTCAAAATTCCGCCCTCTGTTGTGGCGCTTGGGGCAATGTCATTTAGTGATGCGGCACGCGCTCCATGGTTTGCTCCTGCAGGGTTCACTCGAGGTGGCCTTTCAGATGGAGGCGCAGGCTTGAATGTTGTTGGCGTGACTCACAAACTTACATCTGAAGACAGAGATAAACTTTATGAGGCAAATATTAATCCAATTGCTACTTTCCCAGCAGAAGGAATTGTAGTATTTGGTCAAAAAACTCTTCAAATAACGCCTTCTGCTCTTGATAGAATTAATGTTCGTCGTCTTCTTATCTTTCTCAAGAAGGAAGTTTCAAGAATTGCAGCGACAACGTTATTCGAACAAAATGTTCAGGCAACTTGGTTAAACTTTAGCAGCAGAGTTAAGAGTTTCCTTAGTGGCGTAAAGAGCCAATTGGGCCTTGTTGACTATAAAGTTGTTCTCGATGAGACAACTACTACTCCAGACTTAATTGATAGAAATATAATGTATGCCAAGATTTTCTTGAAACCTGCTCGAGCCATTGAATTCATTGCTCTTGATTTCATTATTACAGATTCTGGAGCATCTTTTGAAGATTAATAAAAGGATTTTCATAGAACTTACTATTTAATATTGAGGAGATAATAAAAATATGGCAGAAAAATTTTGGAATCAATCGAGCTTAGAACCAAAAAGACAGCATAGGTGGCTGTTATATGTTGGTGGAGAACCGAAAATCGCTCCGGGGGCAAAACAATCAACAATTGGAATTCCTACTTATGTTGTCAAGAAGGTAACAAAACCTCAATTTAATGTTACTGAAACTCCTCACACTTTTTATGGTCATAGATTTTATTTTCCGGGTATTGTTGAGTGGCAGCAAACAACTTTCACTCTTGTAGATCCAGTTGATCCTGACGTCTCAAGAATACTATATGATGCTCTTACTAAATCTGGATATAATGTTCCCGATGGGCCAATTGGGGTTAACACTTTGTCAAAAGATTTAAGCGTTAAAGCTCTTGGCAATATTATCACACTTAGACAATTCAGCCCCGATAATGAAGTAGTTGATCAGTTCTCTCTTTGGAATCCTTGGATCATTAGCGTTGAATTTGGCTCACTTGATTATGAGTCTGACGCAATGGTCGAGATAAATGTGACAATTCGTTACGACTATGCCACTTTTGATACGGGCACAGCTTAACATTTAATTGAAATGACATTATAATATAATACTAAAGAGGTTAATATGTCAACTAGAAATAATCAGGACAGGCTCGGGGGAGTCGAAGTCCAGGATTCAGATTTGAGTCCGCAAGAAATGCATGAAAGCCCACTTTCCTTTGTAACTCCTACCGAGTTTGTAGATCTTCCATCCAGAGGAAGATATTATCCAGAAGGGCACCCTTTATGTGGCGAAGAATCAGTTGAAATTCGTTATATGACTGCAAAGGATGAAGATATTTTATCTTCGCAGTCATTGATTAAAAAAGGAATTGTCATTGATAAATTAATTCAGAATGTTCTTCTTGATAAAAAAGTTCGAACACAAGATCTATTGCTTGGTGATAAAAATGCAATTACTGTTGCTGCGAGAGTAACAGGTTATGGGCCGGAATATGGATCTAGAATTGATTGTCCAGCTTGTGGAGATAATTCTGAGCATGTTTTTGATTTAAATGAGGCCCTAAAGATAGATTATGCAGATAATCATAAAGAACTTGGAGCAGAGTTGACAGACAATGGGACGTTTCTTATCAAACTTCCATTAACTGAAATAACTGTTGAAACTAAGCTGCTAACAGGCAAAGATGAAACAAAACTTTTGAACATGGCAACTAGAAAAAAGAAACTCAAACTACAAGAATCATTGTTAACAGATCAATTTAAAACAATTATTGTTTCAGTCAATGGTATGAGTGAACCTTCTACAATAAATGCAGTTATTGATAATCTTCCAGCAATTGATGCTAAATCTCTCCGAGATACATATGCAGAAATAACTCCAAATGTCGAATTATCGAGCATGTTTGAGTGTGACAATTGTGGCCACGCCGAGGAGGTTGATGTACCGATTACGGTACAATTTTTTTGGCCTAAGTGAAGATTACATTGCAGATGTTTATGAACAATTCTTCTTTTTAAAATATTATGGTGGCTGGAGCTTTACTGAGGCGTATAATTTGCCAGTGAAGTTAAGAAATTGGTTTGTTAAAAAGTTAGTTGAACAAAAAGAAATGGAGCAGAAATCAAATTCTAAAGATGAATAAAGTTTAAAATAAAACTAATTATCCATGGATAGCTTGTTATTTGTTATTGAGGACTTTAAATCATGCCAGAAAAAACTCCAGCTGAAAAAGCTGCTGAACTTGCGAAAGCATTGAAAGCATCTGATACCGCCTCAATAAGACTGGCAGAAAGGCTTATGAGCGTGAATAAGGCCATGGAGGACATGAAGCCAGAAGATCTTGCAAAGTTTGAAAAATTAACTAAAGATCTTAAGGAAATGAACGTGGCCGGCTCAAAAATGCCAGATCTTTTTAACAAAATGACGGGACGTGCCAGTAAGTTTGTTAATGTATTTGCTAATCTCGGACCCGAACTTAAGAATGCATGGAAGATATTTGAAAGTATAAAATTGTCCCTTGTTGCATGGACTGCAGTTTTGGTAGTAATTGAAAAGGCATTCAAAGCAATTATTAATGTGGTGGAATCATTAGCATCAATGATTATGGATGTTCTTGTTGGTGCTATTGGAAAAGCTCTCGACGCTGTTAAATATCTTTATAATCAATTTAAGAAATTGGGAGAACAAATAGTTGATTTCAATATTAAATTTAATAAATTTCTTGATCAACAGGCAGCAGGATTCTTTAAATTAACACAAGCGGGAGGTGAATATACCAGTGTTATTGATGGGAGTATCGATGCGTTAAGGGCTCAAGGATTAGCGATTGGCAATGTGAATAAAGTTGCTGCGTCTTTATATGATAAAACAGTATTATTTAGGGAAGCATCTAGAACTACAAGAATTGAGTTAGTCAAATTTGTTTCTGTTCTCGATCAGGCTGGAATTACTGCTGATTCAGCGGCTAGAATGATTCAAATTTTAAATAAAACTTATGGTGACTCGGGCAGAGAGACGAAAGCAGCAACAGAAAGAATTATTCAATTTGCAAGGGCGTCGGGAATTAGCGCAAGAACCGCTGCATCAGATTTTGGTAGTGCTGCGGTAGTTATTGCTGCTCATGGCGAGGGAATGGAAGAGGTATTCAAAGGTTTGTTAACCCAATCCAGCGCAACTACTTTGGGCATTAGTGATTTATTAACAGTTGCTGGACAATTTGATACTTTTGAAAAATCCGCACAGTCAGTTGGTAGATTAAATGCTATGTTGGGGGGACCATTTCTTAATTCAATTGAGATGGTTTATATGAAGGAGGATGAGAGAGTTCGAACAGTTTTGGCTCAAATGGAAGCTTCTGGACAGTCTTGGAAATCGATGGGCAGATTTACAAAGATGGCATATGCTCATGCAGCCGGCATTAGAGACATGTCCAAGGCTAATGATTTGTTTGCAGGCGGGCTAGTTGCTTTTGATATGCATGCAAAAAAGGCTTCAGAGGCTGCAAAGAAGCAGGCAATATTAACAAAGGCTGCAAGAATGGCAACAGAAATATGGGAGAACTTTCAAAATGCATTAATGGGTTTCGCAATAGCTTTTAGGCCTATATTGACTATGATTAGTAACGTTATCCTTAGATTAGCAGACATGAATTTTGAAAGCAAACAAGCAATTGGAAAAATTGGTCTGCTCGCCGGCGGAGTTGCAATGCTAACAAAATGGTTTGGACCGTTAGGCTTGGCGGGTTCTTTGCTCCTTCTTTACGATCAGTGGCATAATGTTGAAGACTTTCTTGGTCCTCGAGGTCTAAAAATTCTTAATGGCTATAAGGAAAAGTTGAAAAATTTTCTTAGAGAAGTGCCGGCTCTTATCAGAAGAGTAGGACTAAAAGTGGGGTCCATATATAAAGAAATGGTGAACGATCCAGAAGTTGCAGCTGGCATTAAAGAATTTAAAAAATATATGATAAACACTATAACGCCCATTGCAAAAGCACTGGGGAACGTGCTTCTCATTGGACTCAAAGGAGGTCTTATGGATTTTCTTAGTTTACTTAAGGATGTTAAAATTGAGACCCCCTTTGGTGACATAGATATAGGTGGCGCTGCAACTAAACTACGACGTAAAATTGCTGGTTCATTGGGTGGCAAAGCTAAATCTTGGCTCAACTTGACGGAGATGTATGAGGATAAAATAGAAAGGCTGAAAGAGAAGAAAGGAGCATCGCCCTTAGGAGGGACACCAACCTCCGTCCCGCAGGCGAAAAAGATGGTTGAGTGGCAAAAACTGCGAATGCAGCAGGCGCAGACCTGGTGGGGGCCCAAAGCAGCGCCGCAAGACCTCGCAGATGCCCGCGCAGACCTTAAACGTTTACAAGACGATTTGACCCGCACTACTCGCGCCCTGCAGGAAGCAAAAGAGGGACTAAATTCAAGCGCGTCTGCTAGCGATGCCCTGCTCAGACTTATACAAGCTCAACCTAATCTGACCACAACAGGCGTCGGCGCAAAAGCACAAGGAAAGGGGCCTTGATTAAGTAAATGCCATATAAAATAATACCAGAATTAAAAGTAGATCCTACAAATTCCATGGCAAATAAATATGGTTTTTATATCGAGATCTTTCATATAAACAGTAGAAAAACTGTTAGATTTAAAGCATTTATGAAAGATTTTAATGATGTGTATAATACGTCGTATGATGATCAATTCTTTATTGGGCAAACAGAGCCAATTAAAAAGTGGAAAAGCACTGTAAGACAAATTGATATAGCTTTTGCTGCTGTTGCTTCTGGTTTAGCAGAGGCGAGAGACAATTTGGCAAAAGTATCTTTATTAACAAATATGCTTTATCCAGAACAACAAGCCGATGGAGATGGAATGATAACAAAACTTGGAGGTTCTCCAATATTTAAAGTTAGATTTCTTAATTTAATTGGTGCTCCAGGAATTCCATGGGGAGATGCATGGCAAACCGGATTACAAGGTTACATTTCAAATCTTCTCTATAGAATTGATCCAGAAGGTGGAATACTTTTTCATGCCCCTTCATCGTTGGCGGGTGCAAAAGAAGTAAAAAGACCTATAAAACCCTCCGAGCGCGCTCTCGGTCAAGACCATTTGGTGTATCCGCAAACAATAAATTTAAGTTTTACATTCTTTCCAGTTTATGAAAGAAGTCCTGGTTGGAGGACGGATAGTGATATTGCAGTATTTACTGTCAATAAAAATGATGTTTCGGATTATCCATATGGAGTAAACACAAAAGAAGGTGAAGCAACCGATGTCCAACCAAAAGGCAAGCCTGTACATGGTGCAAATGCAGAATTTGCTAACGCTATTCGATTGGCGGAATTCGACGCGGGCTTCCCTGGCGCAGTCTACTCGGCCGAAGAAATAGCCGCGCAAAAGATCGATGCAAACCAAACAGCCGATGGCCAGTCTGCAGCACCCGCTGGCGATCCCCCCGCGGGAGGAGAAGCTGCAGAGGCCGAAATCGCCGGGGCGACCGTCACCCTCGTCGGAGGACTCACCTCGTTGGGTTTTGGTATCCACCCTGAAGACACCGCGGCCCTCCTCGCGAATCCGGATCTAAAGGCGCCTGCAGGAAGTGAGGAGACTTTTTAAAAAATAATGCCAAGCAGATATAAAAATAGAAAAACCAAAATAAATGCAAGCGGTCTTTATAGAGAGTTCTTTTTAAAAAGAGGCGTAAGTTATATAAACCAATATAAAACCCCAAAGATTCCTTTTTTGGACGCATCAATTCGTGCTCAACTCAATTCTATTCCTCACGTTTGGTCTTTGGGGGACAGATATTATAAATTGGCAGCTGAACATTACGATGACCCAACTTATTGGTGGGTCGTCGCTTGGTATAATCAAATGCCATTAGAAACAGACATTACAATTGGCAGAGTTATTTATATTCCTCTGCCTCTAGAGAATGTATTGAGGCATTTTTATTGATGGGAAATTTATTATGACCACCGACGAAACTAGCGAATTATTAGCGAAAGTTACTGGATTCGATTCCGAAAATAAACATAGGTTGCCTCCGTATGCGGAACAAACGTTTTTGGTCGATTTCTTATCAGAGTTCGACAAGATGAAAGGGTTTCCTTTGAGGCAAAGTTTTAAAAATTTTATCATGATGGATCCTCGCTGGGATTCATCTCTTTTTTTAAATGAAATAACAAAAGCAGACAAAGGTCAATCCTTAATAGAAAACGTTCCTCGTTCTATATTAGGAGACTTACAGCCATATTTAAAACTTTATTTGGTCGAGGGCATGAGCAAAGACAGCTATAAAGAGCTTCTTCTTCCTTTTAATAACGCCAAAGATCCATCCGGTTTACCATTTGATGATATAACAAGAGATCGCAAAGGTTTGCGTGTTGGTTTTCGATCTTTTTCATGGGATTATTTAGGTTCTCATCCGGGAGATATAGACTATTGGATCAATTGCAAACTAAAACTTTATTTTGAATCTCCAGGAGCACTATTTCATGAATATGATAACAGCAAAAAAGAAAAGTATGGCTTTTACAATCTTATTTACAGAAGAGGGGCGCGAGCTGAAGATGGTGCATCCAAATTCAGATCTCAAGATGAATTAGCAAGGGGCAGTACCGCACATCGGGATTACCACCAAAAAGACTATAGAATAAAAATTGAAGTGGGGTACGCTCCTCCGTCCGAGCAAAGACTTTTGGATGCTTTTATAGAACAAGGGCTATCTGGAGAAGGCGCGATTTCAGCTGCCAAAAATTTTAAAGATGCTATAACGAGTAATAAAGTCATATTATATTTGACACTTGTAAAACATACATTTCTGCCTATTTTTTCATCTTCTGATTTTGGATTTGAAATGGATATACAATTTGTTGGCTCAATTGAGCAGGCTTTTATATCAGATGATGCTAATATTCTGGTAAGGGAAAATGAAAATTTTGAACAAAAACTTAAAGGATTAGAAGCTAAAGCTCAAAAAGCTAGAGGTCTGTTAAAACTGATTCCGGGAATGACCCCGGAAGAACGCGAAATTGTGGAAGATCTAGATCTTGGTGTTGTGCTCCGCGAAGAGTCGCGCCGCTCAAAGGAGGGCGCTGCAACGCCAAATCAACGGATCGGCGCCACCGCCGCGGTCATGATGGCCGAGACTCTTTCCACCCCGGAAGAGCAGCATGGTTTCGCATGGTACCGGTACACGGAGGCTCCGGGCAGGCACCATAACCCCTTCGACATCGTTGCAGATTACCTAAAAGCAACTTCAGAAAGGGGCAACTTTGAAGATAAAATGCTGTTATCTCCAGTTAGTAAATTAGATATTTATAAAAGAATTATATGCAAATTGAACGATCATGGAAAGATTTATAATTTAAAAGTTGATTCGAAGGAGTTTGAAAATTACTCTAACAATAGAGAAGACTTTATTAAAAACAGCAGCATAGATCCAAAAAAACTCCGTGCTGCTATTAAAAAGACTAAAGATCCGTTCGAAAAAGCTGTATTAAGAAAACAGATGAAAGATTATCAAAGGTTCTCGAATGGCTATATGTCCTCCATGTCTGCGCTTAAAAAATCATTTTTTGGCAAAGGCTTACCATCTCCGGACCCTAAAGCGCTGAAAGAACAACTCGAAGCGCTTCAAAATGAACAAATTCATTATGCGGCCTATCTTAACCAGACTAATTTAGATGCCGTTGCATATGGCAAATTTATTCAAAATCGCATGGGCGGAGATAAAGGGACCGCCGAAAACAAACATTTTGTATATTGGTTTTATTACGGAGACCTGTTGGATGTTGTCTTAGACGTTATCAAAGTTAATGCAGGGAAAAAAAACTTAGACGTCGATTTTTGGAGTGCGGGGAATGAGGGTTTATTAAAAGTAATTTTGGGGAATATAGAATATATAGACCACCAAACTGGTCATCACAAACTTATCAATATTGCAAAGGTTCCTATTTCATTAAAACTTTGGCAAGAGTTTTGGTTTAAATTTGTCACTTCCGTATTCAAAGATGTGTATTATTTTAAAACTTTTTTAAGTGACAGCTTTGCTTACTTGGTTAAGGCATCTCTGACAAACAGAGCAAAACTTCCTGGAGATCCTGTCATAACAATGATTCCCGGTGTTGATTATCTGGATGTTCCAAGAGTTGACTTTAATTCAAAATATAGCATTCAACAAAAAAAACTCGTGGAAGATGTAAATAATGATGACTCATATTATCTCGTTCGAAACGAGAACGCCCTCGCCAATGGCCGCCCCAAAAGATTTACAACTGTCAGTAATGAGACTACTGTAGAATCAATAGTACGAGATGAGAGAATTTTATACATGTTCGACGTATCAAATAAACCCGGCTATTTAAAATCTAATGACAAAGAGCAAGATAATAAATATGGATTGTATCATTTGGTTCCAGGCCAATACAATTCTCCACTGCAGCAGATATCGTTTACAAAAACTGATCAACCTTTTTGGCTAGAAGCAAAAGCTCATGATGCTGGATATCTACAAAAAAATGTTCACTGGAGCGAACCCTATAACTGTGATTTTACGGTTTATGGTAATACACTGTTCAGGCCAGGAAGACATATTCATATCAGATTTCCTATTGCTTGGTTTCAAGATCCTGCTCAAGAGGGTTCACACTCTAGAGCTTTGGGGCTGGGTGGATATTTTTTGATGACAAAGGCTTCCAACACTGTTGTTCTCCTTCCTGGAAGCGGAAGATTAGATTGGCAAACAAAAGTTCAAGCACTTTGGACAGATTTTGGCGGGACCATGACAAGACCAACACCAAATGAAGCAGCTGTACCCATCCGAGGATTCGTTGATTTTGGGGAGCCAAAGGGTTGGGGCGCCCCTTCCAACTACTCGGGAGGCACCGACATCAAAGGCCTTAATCCATTATTATGGGAACAAATAGGAACAGTTCCTCCTGATTCTAATAGTCCCACCAGTAGCGATAGGTCCTCAAGAAAGGCCACTATCGCTAAATTAAAGAAGAGCACCATCCTTAAACACGCCGCGCCGCCTCCTCAAACTCCACTGCCTCAAGGAGTTTTCGAAGAGGCGAAACCGGCAGGAGAGACCAATTAATGGCATCTACAATAGACATGTTTGAAGACAGACAAGATTATCATCAATTTGATGGATCAATTATTGGTGTAGATAATTTTGATACCTTTCGCGATCCTGAACCAATAGATCTGTGGTATGAAAAGAATTTTTATGGTAGAGTTGATCAACGAAACAATGCTGTTTTTATTGGCGACGATGTTTTTGCATCGCAAGATAAGTTAAAAATGCTAACAGATGATGGAATTTATGTTCTTGACTTTGTCGCTGACGCGTTCACTGATTTGAAAAGAAGAATTGATAATATTTTAACATACACGGGGAGATTTGGTGGCCCGACCATAAGTAAACATAGTGTAATAAGAGATTTTACTGTGAAGAAAGGCCTTGTACATGCTCTACCTTTGTTTGAGGAACACATTAAAAGATATTTTGATGTTTTTATGAAAGATTACTTGCGTTCTACATTTAGAGATGCACAAGTTAAAAATTTTGATGATTTCGTCAAATTCTTTTTTGAGTTTTTTAAGATATCGGGTTCAAGAGTCCCGATAACACCATCCGGTTTTGTAAAATCGCAATATTGCTCACCTTTAATTAGCGGACTTATGTTGGAGATCTCTTTTGATGATCATGACGATGATAATAAAAAAGGGGAGTACATTGATGATCTCAATTTCGATTTTTATCATGCCATTGTAAAACAATACGGCTTTTATGTAGATAAGAACGCTCCATGGAGGTTGGTCGCTAATATTTCTTCTCCTCAAATGCAGAGGTATTGGATTAGGGGTGACAGGGAATCTGATCTGCCTCCATATGATATTCCCGAAGAAGAGAAAAAGATTAGAGAAAAGTGCAGGGAAATTACGGAAGCAACATCGGCCACCGGCCTTATAGAATTACAATATGAGTTGAAAGGAGAAAAAATAGAAAAATATTTGCAGCCAAATTCAGTTGCAAATTTATTTGATACGTATTATACTAGGGCATATCGACACGATGTTTATTCAATAGCAATGTTTTTGTTTGAATTTTACAATGAATACGTTTCTTCGTTTCCAAAAATTATAGTTGAAAAACAAGAAAGTTGCGCGAATCAAATTTGGATTAAGGCGGGGAGACCGACTTCAGGGTACGCAACACTTTCTAGGACAATTATAGAAAGAAAAATGATTACAGAAGAAGAATTATCTAAATGGTCATCACAAAAACTTTTAAAAATGTATATTTCTATGAAAGCAAAAGAGGAAGGAATAAAAATTTCAGAACCAAGGCTTGATCAAATAATGAGGAATGCAAGTAGAATTTTTATATATTTTGATAAAAAAGATCTTGACAACGGACACACAGTAGAGTATATTAATATGGAGATGAAAGGATTTACGAAAGTGAAAGGAGTAGTAACAAAATTTTCAATATCAGAGGGGCAACTGGCGCCATCGCCTGCTTCAGCTGGATCCAACGGCGGTAATTATTAAGGCCAATTAATGTTATTTCAGACATTGGATAATAAACAAAAGTGTATAGGAGTATATTATGACGGAAATCTTCACTTTAGCGATGAACTTCCTGAGGGAATTAGTGAAACATGGAGTTATTCTTCTTCTCTCCGGGACAGAGAATTTAGATACGGCTATCTGCAATGTGGTGGCAAATCTCTTGACAGTGTTTGTCCCTCAAATATAAAAGATGACTGGAATAAAATCAATAATAAATTAAAAGCCTTCATGAGGTCAATTCACTTGGCAAAGGTTTCTCTGGACGACAATTGCTTCTATGATTTAATTCCAGAAAAGTTTTTATTAGAATACTGCGAGATCAAAAACCGAATCACAAAACACGTTTTTGAAAATTTTTTGCCGCCTAAAAATATGAGATTTCTAACCTCACTAACAAAAGTAATTGAAGATATAAGCCAGCAAAAACTTAATATTGACGTTGACAAGTTTAAGCCATTTCTTGCTGAGCACAAAGCAAGACAATGGAGAAAAAAAATTAATGATATTTCACCATATATAAAATATGATATTTTTGGCACCAAAACAGGAAGGTTAACAACAAAAAGATATAGCTTTCCAATTCTTACCTTTCCAAAGAAATATCGCTCTATCCTTAAGCCAAATAATGATTTATTTGTTGAATTAGATTACAACGGTGCAGAGTTAAGAACACTGTTAGCCTTATCAGATAAAAATCAACCAACGATAGACATTCACGAATGGAACAGAAAGCATTTATCTGAAAATAAGATTTCATCGAGACAAGAAGTTAAAAATTCTATTTTTGCATGGCTTTACAATTCGAAAAAACATCCAAATGAAGAAGTTTTAAGAAAAGTGTTTGACAAAGATAAAGTACTAAATGAATATTGGGACGGCGAAACTGTAAAAACTTGTTTCGGCAGAGAAATACCGGCAGACAAGCATCACGCATTGAATTATATTATTCAAAGTACGTGTGCTGATCTTATTTTGCAAAAAATGATTAAAATATATGATATACTAGAGAGCAAGAAATCTAATATTGCCTTTTGTGTACATGACAGTATAATTATTGATTTGCATGCAGATGACAAAGATCTCATGAAAGATGTTATAGATGAATTTTCGAATACAAGGTTTGGCATTTTTCGAACCAGTGTTAAAGCTGGTAAAGATTTTGGAAATATTAGGGAGCTTACAACATAATGGAGACTATTATTGGATTAGGGCAAGCCGGCTGCAATATTGCTGACGAGTTTTCAAAGTATAAACAATATAAAATTTACAAAGTTGATCATGGTTTAGAGGGTCTCAGACAAGATGGCAATTACACAATGCCATGGCAAGATGGACCAGAAAGATATGAAGAACGATGTCCGGACATGAGCAAATTCTTTAAAGATGTAGAAGGTGAAGTGCTTTTTGTTGTTGGTGGCTCTGGAAATATATCTGGCGCTTCCTTGAGAGTTCTTGAATATCTCAAAAACTGCGATGTAAATATTTTATACATCAGACCTGAAACAGAAGTTATCGATATAATAAAAATTAGACAAGAGTGGACAACATTTAATATCTTGCAAGAATATGCTAGATCTGGCGTATTTAAAAGAATATATCTTATCGACAACTCACAAGTTGAAAAGCATATAGGCAATGTTCCAGTTATTGGATATTATGAGCGTTTAAACGAAATGATTGTATCATCATTTCATATGGTTAACGTATATAACCACATTGACTCAGTCAATAATAATTTCTCTGAACCACGGAAGGGGCGTAGAATCTCAACAATTGGCTTTTATGATTCGGAGAATAATGAAAATAAATTATTTTATTTACTTGACAATGTTGGAGAAATGCGCTATTATTATGCTATCAATAAGAAAAAGTTAGAAACTGATGGTGAAATTTTGAAAAATATTCGAAAGCAAATTGGAAATGAAATTCCAACTGGTTATGGAATATATGCAACAGAATACGAACAGGATTATGTTTACACGGTCGCTTATTCATCAGAAATTCAACGACAAAAAAAGTGAAAAAAACACTTGACAAACAGAATTCATTGTGGTATTATGAACATAGCAGAATGAGAAATTGGTCATTCTGACTTTACTCAAACAAAGGAGAAATAATATGGGTATTGATATGGAAAAAATGCGAGCCAGACGCGTTGCAATCGACAACAAAAATGGCAATAACCGAGAAATGTTTTGGAGGCCGCAAGACGGAGAAACGACGATTCGAATCGTTCCTACTCCTGATGGCGATCCTTTCAAGGATTATTGGTTCCATTATAATGTTGGAAACGCTCCAGGATTCTTGAGCCCAAAAAAGAATTTTGGAGAAGATGATGCGCTTGATGCATTTGTTCGCAAGCTCTATAAAGAGGGTACCGAAGAGAGCATTAAGATGGCAAAATCTTTGTCAGCTCGCCAGCGTTTCTTCGCTCCAGTGGTTGTTCGCGGAGAAGAAGATAAAGGCGTGCGTGTTTGGGGCTTTGGCAAGATGGCTTATGAAAAGCTTCTTAATCTTGTTCTTAATCCTGAATATGGAGATATTACAGACTCTGAAGCTGGAACAGATCTTGTAATTCGATATGGAAAGCCAGCAGGAGCTTCTTTTCCTCAAACGGAAATTACTCCTCGCCGCCGCCCGTCGCTCTTGTGTGAAGATGAAGCACAGTGCGCCGAATGGCTGGACACAATTCCAGATCTCGATTCGCTCTTTGAGCGCAAAACTCCAGAAGAAGTTGAAGCTATTCTCGATGAATATTTATCGGGCAATGCAGATACCGGCTCTTCTGAGAATTTAGAGAAGTACAGTACTGAATCAAGTAATTCAGTGGATAAAGCTTTTAGTGAGCTTCTTTCATAAGTTCTCTCTCACCCGCAGGGAGGCATGGGGTTACAGATGTCTCAATTTTAATAAAAAAGGAGCAAGCTATAATGAGTAAAAAAACAAAAAGTAAAAAGTCAGTGAGCAAAAAAACAAAAAGCAGTAAAGTAGAGAATGGACAGACGGTGAGTATACACTACGTTGGAACATTTGATGACGGAACTGAATTTGATAACTCACGTGCACGCGAAGAGGCTATGTCTCTTGAGGTTGGATCAGGTCAATTAATTCCTGGTTTTGAGGCAGCTTTGCCAGGAATGACAATTGGTGAAGTCAAAAACGTCAAATTGCCACCGGGAGAAGCTTACGGAGAGGTTCTTTCTGAAGCTTTCCAGACTGTCCCTCGCCAAGCTTTCCCCCCTGATTTTGAATTTCAAGAAGGGGCTATGGTGCGAGGACAAAATCCTGCCGGCCAATCGGTAACTGCGAAAATTAATTCAATCGACGAAAGTTCCGTTGTTTTGGATTTTAATCATCCGCTTGCTGGTAAAACGTTAAACTTTGAAATTGAAGTTTTGAGTGTCAAATAAAACTTTAAACACAGGCTTACAACATGGCAAAGAAAAATAAAAATAAAGCAGGCAAGCTTTCTATGGCGGATATGCGAGGCCTTATCAATAAGAAGGCCGGCATGTCTGTTGCACACAATTTAACTGAAGCCAATCCGACAGAAGTAAAAGATTGGATCCCAACGGGCTCTCGCTGGCTCGACTCAATTATTTGTCGTGGACAGCTATCAGGCATCCCATTAGGGAAAATTGTTGAAATTGCAGGTTTGGAATCAACTGGTAAGTCTTATATGGCCGCTCAAGTTGCTGCCAATGCTCAAAATATGGGCATTGATGTAATTTATTTTGATTCTGAATCAGCGATTGATCCAACCTTCCTTGAACGAACCGGTTGTGATTTAGAAAGTCTGCTTTATGTCCAAGCACAAAGTGTAGAATTTGTTCTTGAGACAATTGAAGACCTTCTTGCCAACAATGATAATCGCATGTTATTTATTTGGGATAGTCTCGCTTTAACACCGTCTGTTAGCGATGTTGAAGGTGATTTTAATCCTCTTTCGTCGATGGCGGTGAAAGCTCGTATTCTCGCAAAAGGGATGTCCAAGTTGACCGTCCCAATTGCGAACAGCCAATCGACATTTTTAGTTCTTAACCAACTTAAAACCAATATCACCAGAAGTCCTTCGGAGGCGATGGTTGAACCTTATATGACGCCCGGCGGCAAAGCTATGATTTATTCTTATTCTCTTCGCATTTGGCTTACAGGACGAAAAGCGAAGGCTAGTTTTGTGCTTGATGAAAGAGGGTTTAGAGTAGGAACAGAGGTCAAAGCTACTTTGAAGAAAAGTCGTTTTGGAACTCAAGGGAGGCAAGCTAGTTTTAAAATTCTTTGGGGCGATGATATAGGCGTTCAAGATGAGGAAAGCTGGTTTGAAGCTATCAAAGGCTCTAACCACCTTAAACAAAGCGGGGCATGGTATTCGCTTCAATATAAGGATGGCGCAGAAGAAAAGTTTCAGCCATCCAAATGGAAAAATATGTTGACAAATCAGAAATTTCGTGATAGAGTATTAAACATAATGGATGAAGAAGTCATCCTCAAGTTTGACAAGCGACAAGGCGAAGCAGCAGACTTTTATGACATCGAAAACGAAAATATCGAAGAAGACACAAAGCTATCTGTCGTTGGCCAAAAGGATGGCACAACAGAGTAATGAATCTCGCACTTGTCACGGCGCCGTTTTAGTGAAAGGCGGAAATATTATAAATGCTGCACACAACAAATGGTCTTATTCCTCTTTTGGTAAAAGATTTCGTGAGAGAGATAAGGGAATATCAACGCTGCATGCAGAACTTGCAGCTGTTCTTAATTTAGATCGGTCCGTGACACAAGGAACAGATATTTATGTTGTTAGAGTTAATGGAGCAGGCGACTTTAAAATGAGCAAACCATGTTCCATGTGTGAATCAGCTTTAAAGCATGTTGGAATAAAAAGGATATATTATACTACAGATGACGGCACTCTTGAATGTTATAAACTGTGATTCTAGTTACAGTATGGAAGAAAGATTTTTAGATGAACTCGAACAATGTTTTCCTAAGATGAAGTTTAGACTCGTTAATATCGAACTTTCTAGTCCACTTTTTGGTTGCAGCGAAAGACAAACGCTTAAAGCAGGAAGAAAGAAGCTTAAATTATCTTGGAGCCCTCCAATATCAGAGATTAAAGATGAAAAATATTATCAGCGCTTGTTAGGATATTGCGTCGATGAAATTCACGAACTTTACCCCAAAAAAAGGTGGTTTTGAAAAGAGTATTAATAATTGATGCCCTCAACATTTATCTGAGAGCTTACATATCAAATCCTTCAATTGCTTTAAATGGCGAGCCCATCGGCGGCGCATTTGGGTTTCTTAAATCTCTACAGAAATATTGTAGAGAAATGAAGCCCGATCACATTGTAATTTGTTGGGATGGTCCTGGCGGAAGCAGGAAAAGAAAGACGATACACAAAGGATATAAAGAAGGCCGATCACCAGTTCGTCTTAATCGTAGCGTTCGTGTTATGTCCGAAGAAGAAGAGCAATACAATAAAGTATGGCAACAGCAGAGATTAATAACATATCTCAATTGTTTGCCGGTTTCTCAGATTATGATTGATGAAACTGAAGCAGATGATATTATTAGTTATGTAGCTCAAATGCAATACTTCAAAGATGAACAAAAAGTAATCATTTCCAGTGATAAGGATTTTTATCAACTTTGTGACGATGAAACGATAGTGTACAGGCCTGTTCAAAGGGAGCTTATTAACACGAAAAGGCTTGTCGAGCTGTTTGGTATACACCCCAACAACTTCGCCCTCGCAAGGGCCATTTGCGGCGACAAGAGCGACAATTTGGACGGAGTTGGAGGCGCTGGCTTGAAAACGGTTGCCAAAAGATTTCCTTTTCTTGCAGAAGCAAAAACTCATGAAATCAAAACACTTTTGGAGGCTTGCGAGATAGTGGAAAATCCTTTGAAGGTCCATCACAATATTTTGAACAGCGAAGATAAAATACAAAGAAACTACAAAATGATGCAGCTATACACGCCTTTAATTTCTGCTCAAGCGAGTCAGAGGATTAAATATGCAATTAAAGAGATGCTACCAGAATTAAACAAAACTCAATGTATTGGATTGATGATCGAAGATGGCATCGGAGCATATGATTGGGCAGAGTTGTTCGCGACAATGAAAAGAATTTGCTTGACAACAAAAGAAAAATGAGATATGATGTTAATATTGAGCGCCTGTAGTTCAGTAGGTTAGAACGCCACTCTTATAAGGTGGAAGTCTCTGGTTCAAGTCCAGACGGGCGTACCAAAAAAGGACGATTTATGGCAATAGAAGAGAGAGCAGATTTTTCAAGATACGGCAAAGATTTTCAGGAAAAGCTGTGTCAATTGGTTCTGCAGGATAGAATTTTTTGTGATCAAATCGAAGAAGTGCTCGATATTCAATTTTTGGAGTTGAAATATCTTCGTGTGTTTGTTCAGAAGGTTTTCGATTATAGAGTAAAATACGGCGTTCATCCGTCAGTTCGTATTATGTTAACAATAGTTCGTTCTGAACTAAGCGATGAAAACGATGCTACACAAACACAAGTAAGAGATTATTTCGCCAGAATTCATAAATCAGATATGGAGGTTGAGGGCGAAGAATATGTTAAAGACACTGCTCTCGATTTCTGTAAAAAACAAGTTCTAAAAGAGGCGATGATCAAAAGTGTTGGCCTTCTCAAAAATTCTTCTTTTGATGAAATAGCCTGTACTATTAATGACGCTCTCAAGCTTGGCTGCGACAACAATGTTGGTTACGATTATCTAAAAGATTTTGAAGAAAGATTTCAAATTAAAACAAGGAATCCTATAACAACTGGTTGGAGATATATTGACGAGGTGATAAAGGGAGGTTTGGGTAAAGGAGAGCTTGGAGTTGTTATTGCACCAACAGGTGTTGGTAAGTCGATGGTTTTGGTTCATTTGGGCGCGCAAGCAATAAAAGAAGGAAAAAATGTTGTTCACTACACTTTAGAATTATCTGATACTATGGTAGCATCAAGATATGATAGTTGTATAACTGGAATTCCTCTCAAAGATTTGTTTGCTATGAAAGAACAAATTTATGAAACAGTTCAAGACTTGGATGGCGGTTTAATTGTTAAAGAATATCCAACAAAATCTGCTTCTACAAAAACTTTGGAAAATCATCTTGAAAAATTGCGACAACGCGATTTTAAGGTTGATATGATTCTTGTTGACTATGGAGATCTTTTAAAACCAAATGTTGTTCGTAAAGAGAAAAGAATGGAACTAGAATCTATTTACGAAGAATTAAGAGCAATTGCTCAAAAGAATGATTGTCCTCTTTGGACGGCTTCACAAACTAACAGGTCTGGCTTGAATAATGATTACATAACAATGGAATCGATCTCTGAGGCGTTTAACAAATGCTTTGTTGCAGATTTTATTTTTTCTGTCTCTAGAACAGACAATGAAAAGGCTATGAACAGCGGAACCATGTTTGTTGCAAAAAACAGATTTGGACCAGATGGAATACTGCATCAAATATTTATGGATGCATCAAATGTCAAAATTGAAGTGTTTGAAAAAATTAATAACATCAAAGAATATATTGACCAAAAAAATACAACAACAGCAAAGGAACAGGCCGAAAAATTAAAGGAAAAATACAAAGAATTCAAAAATGGTAAGGACAATAAAGATGCACAATGAAGAAGAAGTTCATAAAGCCACATCAGAGTATTTTGGTGGCGATCAATTAGCTACAAACGTTTGGATGACCAAATATGCCTTGAAAAACAAAGGAGGTGAATTTGTAGAAAAAACTCCTGACGACATGCACGTTCGAATTGCTAAAGAATTTGAAAGGATGGAAGAAAAGTTTGGAGGCGATAAAAAACTCTCTTATGATACAATTTACGAACTTTTGAAGCATTTTAACTATGTTGTTCCTCAAGGTTCGCCCATGATGGGCATTGGAAATAATTATGTCAATGTGTCTTTATCAAATTGTGTTGTTATAGACTCTCCGAAAGATAATATTTCTTCAATTGTTGATTCTGGCAAGTATCTTGCCAATCTATTTAAACGTCGCTGTGGAGTTGGTTTAGATATTTCTAAACTTCGCCCTGAAAATGCCTCCGTTAACAATTCCGCTGGAACAACAACCGGCGCTTGGTCGTTTGCTGATTTCTACTCATATGTTTGTCGCATGATTGGACAAAATGGCCGAAGAGGAGCTTTGATGATTACGATGGATATCAAGCATCCGGATATTGAACAGTTCGTTAAAATGAAACACAATTTAACAAAAGTTACTGGTGCTAATGTTTCGGTTAAGATAAGCGATGATTTCATGAAAGCAGTTGAAGATAAAGATACTTTTACTCTACAATTTCCTGTTGATTCGGACAATCCAGCCGTTACAAAAGAAATTCAGGCAGCAGATTTGTGGGATCTCATTGTTGAATCAGCAACAAAAACTGCTGAGCCCGGACTTATGATGTGGGACAATATTATCAATAATTTGCCAGCAGAAAGTTATGCCGATGTTGGATTCAAGACTTTGACAACGAATCCTTGTGGGGAAATACCTCTTTCTGCTTATGATAGTTGCCGGCTGATATCAATCAATCTCAAAAACTTTGTCATCAACCCATTTAAGGGCCCAAAGTTCGACTTCTATAAATTGTATGAAGTCGCAACTCAAGCAATGAGATTATCGGATGATCTTGTTGAGCTTGAAATTGAAAAGCTCGAAAGAATCATTAAAGCATGCGATACAAAAGATGAAAAAGCTTTGTGGAGGAATCTCTTAAAAGCTTGTCGCGCCGGCAGAAGAACTGGTTTGGGAACTCACGGATTAGCAGACGCAATTGCTTGTTTAAACCTTCGCTATGATTCTGACAAGGCTTTGAAGGTGATAGAAAAAATTTATGAGACTTTAAGAGATGCCGCTTATACCGAAAGCGTTAACTTAGCCAAGCAACGTGGCGCATTTCCAGTTTTTGATTGGGACAAAGAAAAATCGAACTCCTATATCTCGCGACTGCCAAAAATTTTGCGGGAAGAAATTTCTAGATTTGGAAGACGTAACATTTCTATTCTTACAAATGCTCCTACCGGTTCTGTTTCTATTATGTCTCAAACTAGTTCTGGCTTGGAGCCCGTATTTAGAAACTCTTATGTGCGACGACGAAAACTTTCTCATAATGAGCAAAATGTTGAAACCGATTATGTGGATGAACTCGGCGATAAATGGCTAGAATATAAAGTGTTTCATCATAATTTGCAAGAATATCTTAATTTATACAAAACAAAAGAAATCCCAGATTTTTTTGTAGAAAGTGACCAAATTGATTGGCCAAAAAGAGTAGAAATTCAGGCAGCCATTCAAAAAAATATTGATCATTCAATTAGTTCAACAATTAACTTACCAAAAGGCACTGAGCCGAGTGTTGTGGGAGAACTTTACTTCGAAGGCTGGAAAAAAGGACTTAAAGGAATTACAGTTTATGTTGATGGAAGCCGAAGTGGTGTTTTAATAACAGAAACCACAAAAGAAGTATTTCCACAAAATGGTGCTCCAAAGAGACCACATGAACTTTCTTGTGACATCCACCACACTACAATTCAAGGTGAAAAATGGACAATCCTTGTTGGCATATATGATAACAAACCTTATGAAGTTTTGGGCGGGTTATCAAATTTAATCGAGATTCCAAAAAAACATGTACGTGGGACTTTGACAAAACATAGTTTTAAAACCAGAAATAACAGATATGATCTTCAAATAGGTGAAGAAGACGACGCAATCTTTATTAAAGATGTTGTAACCGTTTTTGATAATCCAACAAATTCAGCATTTACAAGAATGATTTCTCTATCTCTTCGTCATGGCGCAAAACCGAGTTTTTTAGTAGAACAACTACAAAAGGATCGTGATAGCGATATGTTTAGCTTCTCGAGATGTATTGCGAGAATTCTTAAAAATTATATTCAAAATGGAGAAAAAGTAGAGAACGATAAGGTATGTGAAGCTTGCGAACAAGAAGGTTTGACTTATCAAGACGGATGCGTAACTTGTACTAAGTGCGGTTATGCAAAATGTGGTTAATATTTGTTTCAAAATATTTTATAATAGACAAAGGAGGATAAAATGAAACTTAATTATTTATTGCCAGAAAAGGAAGCAACAGAAAATTGTGATGGATCGCGAACAAAATTACGACAACACTCATGGCTTTCTGGAGGTCAAATTCGCAAATCAGTTGACGGATCGGTTGGGTCTGAATTCTTTTGTAAAAGATGTGAAAGGAGATATTGGCACTTTTTTACTCCGGCGCAGTACGAAACTTATAAACACCTTTTAGGAGAAGCAGCATGAAATTTGAACCAAGAAATAGACATCTTTTGGTAGAAAGAATGGAAAAAAATGAGGAAGAGAAAGGAACAGATATTTTATTACCGGAAGGTTATAAACAAGTTGATGAATACACACTTTTGCGTGTTTTATCCACAAGTCCAGATTGTGCTGTAATAGCGAGAAAAGGTGAAAAAGTCGTTGTTCCAACTCATTTGGTTCAAGATATTAATGTTGGGGAGTATAATTTTTCTATTGTTTTAGAAAATCATATATGTGGAGTGATATATAACAAATGATGATGACAACTGCAGAATTAATATGTGCCGCCATTTTGGCAATTGGCATGCCTAGAGCGGAATATGCTTGTGAACATATGGATACGGTTGTAAAATATTCTGAGGAATACAACATTGATCCCGTCATTTTGACTGCTTTAATTTATGTTGAAAGCAGATGGAACCCTAAAGTAAAAAGCAAAGCGGGCGCTTGTGGTTTGACTCAAGTCATTCCAAAGTTTTCAAGGAAGTTTGGGTATGTAGGCTGCAGCCGCCTTCAAAAAGATCCCGCGCTTGCCATTAGAAAAGGTGCGCAAATATTAAGTTATTGGATTTATGGTTATGCTAAAAAAAATGTGACAATCGGCTTGTGCGCTTACAATGCTGGATATGTTTGTCGAGGTAAAAATAAAAGTAAGCGAGGCATATATTATGCTAGAAAAGTTTTAAGGATGTCTCGTAAAATTGATTTAGAAATGATTCCTGGCTGTATGAATCGTGAGTGATCTAAGTCGTCACCTGTACGACGTTGATGAGCTTGTCATTGGAAATAGTTTGGAAGCTGTAAGCTATGCTTTTTTGAATCATAAAATTTTGGTTTTTAATGGCGAACACAAACTAAAGTTTTTTGATTTTTTCGAACCTGAAGTTGATTTGCAGAAATATGGAATAGGATTAGACAAATATGAACTAAACACCAACAAGGGAACAAGATTAGTCGGTTCATCCAAATTAGAAACTTGGGAGAGATTAGTTTTTTCTTTATCTCTTTCAGGTTTGTTACCAGTACACGATCTAGTTTCTTTTGTTAGAGTTGAAGACGAAGATATTTTAAAAGTGGTTACTAAAAATTCTAGAATGATAAAATTTAAATTCAACAAACTTAGAATATTTGACGACGAAAATGTTAATGGTTTGGGACCATCAAAATTTGAAGACAAGTACAAAGTTGTTGATTGGATTAATGTTCGTGCCGGAATGAAACACGAATATGATTATTTTCAAACTGAAGATGATTTTGTCAAAGAGGTGTACTTTTATCCTTCCCAGAGATCTGGCGGAGGAGAAAATGATGAAAGAAAAGATTTGGTTTCTATCTCTTATTTAAATAAAGAACAACTTGAAAGCTTTAATTATTCTGATACATATGTTAAATTTAAGGTCAAGGGGTTGATGGAGAAGAATGGTATTAGGGGGCCTAAAAATGGCCGCCGCCACGATGATCCAAATAAACATGCATATCATTCAATAAAAGTTGAACCTTACAAAAGAGAAATTATTAAATTAGAAAAACCAATTTATGAAGATAAAGGATCACTTATTTTTGATTACAGAGATGAAAGAAATGTTTATTTTGATTCTCCTTCACAAGATGGGTATTTGAACAAGGTGTATGATTTATTAAAGTGATTGAGGAACCCGTTAAAATACAAAATGCTTTTCATTTGGCCGGCATTATTCCAATAGCAGGGCAACCATTAGACTTTAATTTTCCCTGGCATGATTCTTGTATGGCGATTGCTCCCGATTATCTTGCTGTTGAGAGAGCCGTTGTTGAATGTGCATATGCCGGTTGTGAAACGATTTGGATCATATGTCATGATGACATACAACCTCTTATTCGTCACAGAATAGGTGAGATGATTGAAGATCCAGTTTGGCTTGGAAGAAATATGGATCCAAGACCATCAGAAACAAGGAAACAAATTCCTATTTATTATGTTCCAATTCATCCGAAGGATCGAGACAAAAGGGATTGTCTTGGCTGGAGTATATTATATGGAGCGTTAGTGGCGTATAGCACGAGTAGAAAGATAAGCACTTACGTTGTCCCGAATAGATATTATGTCGCATTCCCATATGGAGTTTACCCACCAGAAATATTGAGATCTCACAGAAAACAAATATCTAGTGACAGGCCGTTTGTTCTATCTTTTCTTGACTCCACTGTAAAAAATGGTGAGTATTTAGGCTTTACTTTTAATGCAGAAGACTTTAAAAAATGCAGAGCAAAGTTAAGAAAAGAAGGTACAGGCAGATACGTTCCGGGCGAAGGAATTGGTAAAAATCTTTTACCGATAGAAAAAAGATGGTCGGCTAGGCATTTTCCACTCGAGCAAGTATTTAGTTCTTTGGTTTTGGATGGTGGTTTAAACGTAGAGGTCGATTGGTATTTTAAGATCGATAATTGGAATGATTATTGCGAGTATATGGGCTCGGAAATGAGAAAGGGGATTAAAAGACCTTCAAGAACAATGTTAAAATATAAAGAATGGAATCCTGTAGGAGAAGATAATGAATAATACGATGAAATATGTTGGAATTACAATTGCAGATCTTGCGATATTAGTTAGTATAACTTTGATGGTGTTTTAAAATGAATGGCCATGTTATAACACTAACGGTAGCGCGCTGCTACTTACACATTTAAAAATTTTTAGGAGAAATGACGATGAATGAATATATTCTTGTAGCCTTAATTGGGTTGAGTCTCAATGCTGGTCTAATTTATTACGTAGTAAAATATCGTAAATAAAAAAAAGTTCTTGACATGACAGGGTAATCGTGTTATATTATCTGCAGAGGTAAAAAAATGAAAACTATCATTCATGTCAATCAACACATCATTCGCAAGAACACGAAAACAGGCGAAAGTAAACCGTGTTTGACTGTCAAAACATACAAGGACAACAGATACGCGCACGAAGCTATAATTCGTGATGAAAATGGCAATGAGGTTGCAAAGATCGTATATAGCGCTCATAAACCATTATCTTGTGGTGCGAGATGTTGGATTGAAACTAAATATGATGTAGAGACTGTAGTACACGATGATCCTTCTAGTCTCATGAGTATGGAATAGGAGGCCCCCATTAATGACTAAAATTCCATTTGTTGGTCTACACGCGCACAGCGGCTTAAGCCTGAATGATGGTTTAGGCTATCCACAGGATCATATGAATTTTGCCTATGAGAACGACGGAAATGCCCTTGCATTGACCGATCACGGTCACATGAACGGATTGCCTTATCAATTGCTTCACGCAAAGAAAATGCAGGCTGCCGGCAAGAAATTTAAGCCAATTTTTGGGGTCGAAGCTTACTTCAACCCTTCTTTGGATCAATGGCGAGAACAGTATGAAAAAGCAAAGCAGGAAAAGAAGAAGGGAATCAAAAATGAAATAGAGCTTTCTATCGAGGATGAAAGAGCTTCGAAGCAAAAAGTTGTCGATATTCTAAAAAAAAGAAATCATCTTATTTTACTAGCACGGAACCAAACCGGTTTGAACAACATATTTAAGCTCATATCGGAGAGCTACAAGGATGAAAACTTTTATCGCTACCCTCGAATTGATTATGAGCTTCTTGATTTATATAGTGATGGAGTTATTGCCACTAGTGCTTGTCTTGGTGGTGTTTACGCTGGTGATTATTGGGATCATAAAGATTTTGGCAATGCTGCTGTTCTAAATGCAATGCGTCAAACAACGGAGCGCATGAAAGGCATATTTGGAGATAAGTGGTACGGAGAACTTCAATGGAACAGTATTCCGGAGCAGCACGAGCTTAATCAATACATTGTT